TATTTCACGGGAAGGAATCGGCTTTCTAACGAAAGCCTTGCCTCGTTTAGATAAAGCCTTTACAAGGGCCTTATCTGGCGAAGTATCACTTGACTCTACTGGATTCTGCAAAGAATCCGGTAGTCAACTCCCTAGATTTCTAGGTGGGTTGTTCAAGCGTGTCTTCACGCTCAACGGGTGGGTCCTTCCAGACCCTTGTGTAGGTTGCGTCGCAGCCATACATGATATTCTGTGCTTGTTTTACAAGCTAGAATTACCATATGACAAAGAAACAGAACAAGAAGTTATCAAACAGTTTATTAAAACTGATGATGACATACTTGACGTATCATTGCGTCTTTCGCATATCGCGAATACGCTTGATAGCTCTGCTCCTCTTGGCCGCCAGTCTCACGACTGGTTGCCAAATGGACGCATACTTGCGAAAGCCCGCAGGAGAGTTTCTCAACTCTTCCGCGGCTTTAATCCGAGGAATATTATTCCCTCCCACGGTCCCGGAGCTGTCTCTACCAAAGAGAAGCTCTGGAACAAGTGGAAATGGAGTACAATATCCCCCAGAATCGCCAATAGTTACCCAATAGACGAGTAGTTCTACACGTCTTTGAGTCACGTTGCCGATGATCTTAAGGGTATCCAATCCCTTAAGATCAATGAATCATCAGCACGAGTTGTACTCGTGCCAAAGGATTCACGCGGACCCAGGCTAATCTCTTGTGAACCATTGGATTTCCAATGGATACAGCAAGGGTTATCCCGGGCAATCGTTAAGCGTGTTGAGTCACACCCTTTAACAAGGTGGAACATCAACTTCACAAACCAACAACCCAACCAGTTTGGAGCCTTGCTAGGCTCCCGGTATGGGGGATATGCGACCCTGGACTTGAAAGAGGCCAGCGATCGTATATCTGTCGGTTTGGTTCACTTGCTTTTCGGGGGGTCCTGTCTTTTAGACACCCTTCTGAACTGTAGGTCTTTGTCAACGGAGTTACCGGGCGGCGAGATCCGTACCCTGAACAAGTATGCGCCAATGGGATCAGCATTATGCTTTCCCGTTTTGGCTATATGTGTTTGGGCGATCTTGACTGCCGGTGCTCCTGACGCACACACTCGTGAAAGAGTGTTAGTATACGGGGATGATGTGATCGTTCCAACGGCTTACGCCGAGAACGCGATCGAACTACTCGAGCAATTCGGTTTATTAGTAAACCGTAGCAAGAGTTGCATCAAGGGATTCTTTAGGGAATCTTGCGGCGTGGATGCCTTTCGAGGCAAACACATTACGCCAGTACGAATTCGTACTCCTTGGTCATCATACCCATGCCCGCACGTTTATGCCAGTCGGAT